TCGCCTTAATTTTTAAAGTGAGTGATATGTATAAAAATAGTTAGCTTTTAGCGTGGTGACCCAGAAAAGAGCGTCGCATTGTGCGAGGGGAGGGTAAATGTGGAGAGCAGGATCGGATTGGATTCAGAAGCGACGGTTGCCGAATTGTTTGGTGTGACCGATCGCCGCATTAGGCAGCTTGCGCAAAAGAAAATAATTCCCAAAGCCGGCAGGGGACTTTACGACTTCAAGCCTACCGCCCAGGCATATATAAGGTATCTCCATGGTCTGACGAATGGCGCTATATCAGCCGATTCAAACGAGTTAAACCAGCGGCTTCTCCAGGCTCAAGCGGACGAGCGCGAAGCTAAGGCGCGCATGGCGGAGCTCGACCTGTCGGTCATGCAGGGCCGTCTCCACGAAGCGGATCACGTGAAAAAAATCATGGTCGATATGATTATCGCTTGCCGGTCGCGCCTGCTCGCGATACCGTCGAAGTCCGCAACGACTATCGCCAATATGACCGACCATGTCGAGATAGCGTCGCACCTGCGTGAGCTCATTCACGAGGCCCTTGAGGCGCTGTCGGAATATGACGCGGAAAAATTTAATGAATTAAACGAGAAGTATGTGCCGCCATACGTCGAGGAGTCGCCTGATGCCGACCTCAAAAAACCCGCGAAAACAAAACGAAAAAATAAAACCGAAAACACGTGATCTGCTGAAAGAGATCATGCTGTCATTTAAGCCGCCGCCTGATCTGACCGTCTCGGAGTTGGCGGCGGCTTATAGGTATATCCCACCGCCGGCGGCGGAGCCGGGCAAGTGGCGCAACGAACGTATGCCTCACCTGGTGGAGATTATGGACGCAATGGGAGATGTAAAAACTCCGGTTGTCGTCGGTATGCTTGCGAGCCAGAGCGGAAAGTCGGAGGCGTGTATCAATGTTATTGGACGTTATATCCATCTGGACCCGACGTCGATTCTCATGATTCAGCCGACCGACAAAAGCAGCCTTGCATTCTCGAAAGAACGTATCGCACCTGCTATCAGCGAGACGCCGGTTCTAAAGGAGCGCGTATCCTCGCCGCGGTCGCGTGACGGGAACAATACTATAGAAGTAAAGCAGTTTCCGGGCGGCTTTTTGGCGATTGTCGGTTCGAATGCGCCTTCCGGGCTTGCGTCGCGGCCTATTCAAGTTGTCGTTGCTGACGAGGTGGACCGATACGAGCCGAGCGCCGGTACGGAGGGTGATCCTGTTTCCCTCGCGGAGAAGCGTACCACCACGTATTGGAACGCCAAAGTGATTATGGTGTCCACGCCCGGAGAGGAAGCGACGAGCAGGATCGCGCCGGCGTATGAAGAATCCACAATGGAACGCTGGCATCTCCCCTGCCCGATATGCGGCGAGCTTCAGCCTCTCGAATGGTCCGGGCTTTTGTTCAAAGACCTCCCTTTGCCGGTGTACAAGTGCGTTAAATGCGGAGGAAAGAGCACGGAGTATCAATGGAAATCTCAGAAAGGGCGCTGGATAGCGGAACATCCGGAGCGTAAAAAGCGCGGATTTCATACGACGGCGCTTATTTCGTTTTTTGTCACATGGGAAAAACTCATTGACGAATGGAAATTCGCCGCAGAGCAATCCGCAAAAGGTATAAATGATCCGCTGAAAGTGTTTATAAATACTCGTTTGGCTGAGTGCTGGATTGAGCCCGGTGTGCAGGTTCACGAGGAAGAACTCGAAAAACGAAAGGAGCCGTATGTTCATTATCTGGAGGATGTAGGGCCTGTTCCGTGCGAGGTGCCTGACGGCGTTCTTATTCTGACGGCCGGAGTCGACGTGCAAGAGAACCGCGTTGAGATCGAGGTCGTCGGATGGGGCATGGAGTGGGAATCTTGGGGCATAGAGTACGGGATTATTTACGGCGATATAACGCAGAGTGAGTTCTGGGAGCGCGTGGATAGTTTTCTGCAAAAAACCTGGATGTTTGGAAACGGTAATGAAATAGGTATCACGACGGCCTGCGTGGACAGCGGTTATCTCCCGTCCGAGGTATATAAATTCACCAAACCTCGCGAGCATAGGCGAATATACTCGGTTAAAGGGCAGGGTGGCGCCGGTATTCCCGCTTTATCGAGAGCCACTCAGAATACACGCAACAGGGCGATGCTCTTTGTCCTCGGCGTTGATGAGATAAAGGGCAAGATTCTCTCCGGCTTGAAAATTTTTACGCCCGGTCCCGGTTATTGCCATTTTCCGCTTTCAGCCGATATCGATGACGAGAACAAGCGCGGCTATACGTCGGAATACTTCAAGGGGCTTGTGAGTGAGCGCCGAACGATGAAATTCAAAAAAGGCTACAGGAAATATGAATGGGAAAAGAAGGCCGGCGTTCGGAATGAGCCGCTTGATTGCCGTGTTTATGCCCGCGCCGCGCTCGCGATACTGAATCCAAATCTCGATGCGTTGCGGAAAATGCGAGACCGCAAACACTCACCGACCAAGAAAAACCCAACCGAAACAACAAAGTCTGCGGTTGTAGGCGCGCGTAACACGAAGAGACGGAGAGGGCAGGGCAGTAAAGGAGTGAGCGCTTAATGAAGAAGGAGTGATTATATGCCATTATCGGAATCGCGAAAGGCTTATTTGAAGCGGCGGCTGGAGTTGTATCTTGAGGCTGAGGAAATGATACTGCGCGGCCAGTCATACAGAATAGGAACCAGATACCTCGCAAGGGCTGACTTGACGGCTGTTCAGGGTGAAATAAGGCGGCTTGAGGCTGAAATTGAGGCCGATGGCGCGAAAAAACGGACGTATCGCGTCGTGCCGAGGGACTTATAATGAGACGCATTCTCGGAAACTTCCTCACACGCGTCGGACAGGCTATCGGCGGCGACCGCAAGGTTAAGGCCAGCGGCTACTCCCACCATGGCGCAAATCTTTTCAAGAAAAGTCTCATAGGATGGGATTACAGCAGTTTCAGCGCCAATGAGGACATCGACCGGAATATTTCGACGCTCCGGCAACGATCCCGCGACCTTTACATGGGTGGCGCGCTTATGGCCACCGGCGCGCTGAAAACAATGAGGACGAATGTCGTCGGAGCCGGTCTCACCGTAATGCCCTCGATCGATAACGACCTGCTCGGTATATCTCCGGAGGAAGCTGACGAATGGCGGCGGGCGGCTCAAGCAGAGTTCAATCTTTGGGCTGATTCTGTGGACTGTGACGCCGCGAGGCAGAATGACTTCGCAGACCTTCAGCAGCTCGCGTTTTTAGCCTGGTTGATGGACGGCGACGTGTTTGTGGCCATGCCGGTAAAACCCCGACCGGGCAATCCCTATGACCTGCGAATTATGCTTATCGAGGCTGACCGTGTATGTGATCCTCCGAACAAAGACCCCTCTAAATCAATTTGTGAAGGCGTGGAAACCGATAAAAACGGCGAGGTTATTGCCTATCACGTCTGTAATCAGCATCCCGTCGCGGGACCGCTGAATTTCCGGCATCGGAGGGAATGGGTACGCGTCAAGGCCTTCGGCGACAAGACGGGGCGCCGGAATATTTTACATGTTATGGACTGTGAACGCATCGGGCAGTCTCGCGGAGTACCGGTATTAGCTCCGATTATCGAATCGGCGAAACAGCTCGGACGATACACCCAAGCCGAGCTCGTCGCCGCGGTCGTCGCGGGTATGTTTACCGTGTTCCTGTCGACGGAAGACCCGAATACGCCGCCCGGTGAAGACTCAATTCCCTTCGATGACCAGATTGATTCAGGTGACGAGACGACCGTGGAGCTGGGCAACGGCTCCGTCGTCACGCTCGGGCCGAATGAAAAAGCGCAGGTAGCAAACCCCGGACGGCCTTACGCGGGCTTTGAAGCCTTTACGAATGCGATCTGTAGGCAGATCGGGGCGGCGCTGGAATTACCTTATGAGATTCTCGTCAAACAGTTCACTGCGAGTTACAGCGCGTCGCGAGCCGCCTTACTCGAGGCGTGGAAGATGTTTAAGATGCGGCGCTCATGGTTCGTCAAGGACTACTGCCAGCCTATCTATGAGGAGGTCATAACCGAGGCCGTCGCCAAGGGAAGGCTGACGGCGGCCGGATTCTGGACGTCTCCGGAGTTACGGAAAGCCTGGCTGACGGCTGAGTGGTACGGCCCAACTCAAGGGCAATTAGACCCGCTCAAGGAGGTTAATGCCGCGAAAGTCAGAGTTAGTGAAGGGTTTTCCACGCGCGCAAGGGAGACAGCGGAACTCACAGGCGGCGACTATGCGTCAAACGTGCGCCAACTGTCGCACGAACAAAATCTCAAGCAGGCTTTCGGTCTGCAACCAGAAGGAGGTGAAGTGGGAAGTGCCAACACAAATGACGCCGAAGGGAACTCGGTTTTGGACAATGACGGTGAGGGCGGCGACAAATAGCGCCGGAATAACGGAGAAGATCGGCGAGATATTAATCTACGGTCCTCTCGTGGAAGATAAATGGTGGGACGAGGACGTTACCCCGAAGGGTTTTGTCGAAGAACTTCGCGCTATGGGCGATATCGACCATATTCACGTGCGTATTAATTCCTACGGTGGTAATGTGTCAGCCGGTTCCGCGATTTATTCCGTTTTGAAGCAACATCAAGCCAAGGTCACTGTGTATGTAGACGGCTTCGCGCTTTCAGCGGCTTCGCTTGTCGCGATGGCCGGAGACACCGTTGTTATGCCCGGAAACGCGATGATGATGATTCATAATCCGGCTGTCAGGGCATCTGGGGACGCCGGGGACCTGCGGCGCGTGGCTGACGTGCTCGATAAAATACGAGAATCAATGATTGCCGCCTACAACGATAAAACAGGCATACCGCGAGACACTCTGATACAAATGCTCGACGAGGAGACGTGGCTTACCGCCGACGAAGCGTTTGCCCAAGGTTTTGCCAACGTCGTTGAAGCGCCTCTTATGGCGGTTGCGTCGGTGAAGCCCGGTATCTTTGCGGTTAATGGCAGGGAGTTTGATCTAACCTCGTATCGCAATGTGCCGGAAAAATTAAAAATAGAAATGGAGGAAAAGAATTTGGACCCGAAAGATACCCCTATAGCTGGAGGCGCTTTGCCTGATACTCAGCAGCCCGTTCCCCCGGTTCCCGTTCCAGCGCCGGTACAAGATCAACCGGCCGCGAGCGGAAAATTTGAAGATGTTACCGAGGCGATCAAAGCCGACCGTGAGCGGATGAAGGCAATCGACGCTCTGTTCATACCCGGCGCCGAGGAGCTTATCGCAAAAGCTAAGTACGAGACCGGCGCGACGCCGGAGCAGGTTGCGCTCGAAATAGTCAGAGCGCACAAACAGTTGGGAATTACCGCTCTCGCGGATCGTCACGCTGACGCTCAGGATTCCGGAGTCGGTGATATTG